CGCCGCAACCAACACGGGAGAATCGAGCGCTGCGACCAACACGGGAAACCGGAGCGCTGCAACCAACACGGGAGTCTGGATCGCAACAACCAACAGTGGAGACAGAAGCGATGCAATCAACACAGGAAAACGAAGCACTGCAACCAAAACGGGAGAAGAGAGCGCTGCAACCAACACGGGAGACTGGAGTGCTGCAACCAACACGGGAAACCGGAGCGCTGCAACCAACACGGGAGACTGGAGCGCTGCAACCAACACGGGAAACCAGAGCGCTGCAACCAACACGGGAGACCAGAGCGCTGCAACCAACACGGGAGACCAGAGCGCTGCAACCAACACGGGAAACCGGAGCGCCGCAACCAACACGGGAAACCGGAGCGCTGCAACCAACACGGGAGACTGGAGCGCTGCAACCAACACGGGAGACCAGAGCGCTGCAACCAACACGGGAGACTGGAGCGCTGCAACCAACACGGGAGACCGGAGCACTGCAACCAACACGGGAGACTGGAGCGCTGCAACCAACACGGGAAACCAGAGCGCTGCAACCAACACGGGAAAAGACGGCGTGGCCGTATCGTGGGGAAGACGCGGAAAAGCAAGAGGAGAAAAAGGCTGTTATCTGGTCCTTGCCGAGTATGACGATTCTAACAATTTAGTTTGTGCAAAGATGGAAAAAGTGGACGGTGAGCGCATAAAAGAAAATACGTTTTATACGCTGAAGAATGGAGAATTTGCAGTGGCAGAGGAACAGGGAGCGGAAAAGTGAGCCGCTCAGGAGGTAAAAATGCGAAAGATTATAACTGTATTAGTAGTTCTGACAGGCGTGCTGTTGTATTGGATTTATAAAGCCGGAGAAAGCATCGTCCTGGAGCAGGATGTTGACAGGATAGGACAAAGGAGACAGGACAATGGCAATATGGATTAAAAAATCGCCGGATGCCGAACCGGTATGGATGGCGGCAGATAACCGGATCAGGGAGCTGGCGCTCTCAATCGAACGGCGTGCAGGTATCGCACCGGATGCGGATGGGCTTCGGCAAATCCGGGAGTGGGCAACAGAGATTGTTTGCCAGTGCGACATGGTGGAGCGTGTGCAGGAACAGGCAGAACCGGCGTGGAAGAGCGAGCTGCAGGATGCGTTCCTGCGGGGCAGCAGGGTGTAAATAAAAATCGAAAGGAGACGGAGCTTCCCGGGAAGATGCGCATCGGCTCCTTGAAAGAAAATGATAAACGGAGAATTGATTGTTGATAATTTTGCCGGCGGAGGTGGAGCATCCACCGGAATCGAAATGGCAACAGGGTACAGCGTAGATATTGCAATTAACCATGATCCAGAAGCAATTAGGATGCATAAAGCGAATCATCCAAACACAATACATTACTGCGAAGATGTATGGCAGGTGGATCCGGTAAAAGCATGCAATGGACACCCGGTAGGCCTTGCATGGTTTTCACCAGATTGTAAGCATTTCTCAAAAGCGAAAGGCGGTAAGCCAAAGGATAAATTTATCCGTGGCCTTGCGTGGGTAGCCTGTCGGTGGGCGGGACTTGTCCGACCGAGAGTAATTATGTTGGAAAATGTAGAGGAATTTAAGACCTGGGGACCGCTTAACCGAGGGCATCATCCGATTAAGGCGAAACAGGGTAAAACCTTTGGAAAGTTTGTGCAGCAGCTTACAGATTTGGGCTATGAAGTGCAGTTTAAGGAATTGGTTGCGGCCGATTACGGTGCGCCGACCATGCGGAAGAGATTCTTTATAATTGCACGATGTGACGGCAGACCGATTGTATGGCCTAAGCCAACACATGCACCGGCAGACAGTGAAGAAGTAAAAGCCGGACTACTTAAGCCTTATGCCGGAGCATATACACAACTTGACTTTTCCCTTCCGTGCCCATCGATTTTCGAAACATCGGAAGAAATTAAAGAGAAATACGGAATCCGGGCAGTGCGACCGCTTGCCAAAAAGACAATGGATAGAATCGGCAGAGGAATCAAAAAGTTTGTGTTGGACAATCCGGAACCGTTCATTATCAAGGACGAATCAAACGATACAAAAATTCCTATTCTGATCCAGTACCACTCAGAGACAACAAAAGACGAGGTGCGCGGTCAGGAAATTGAGGCACCGATTATGACGGTAGACGGTTCAAACCGGTACGGGCTTGTGACGTCCTTTATCAGTAAATTCTACAAAAGCGGCACTGGGCAGGATGCAAGGGAACCGCTACATACGATTACTTGCGGAGACGGGCATTTTGGAGAGGTGAGAGCGTTCTTGACAAAGTATTACGGATCCGGCACAGGACAGGATATAAAAGAGCCGCTTGACACGATCACAGCGCAGGATCGTTTCGGACTGGTGACGATCTACGGGACAGAGTACCAGATTGTGGACATTGGTCTGCGGATGCTGGAACCTAAAGAGCTGTATGGCTGCCAAGGATTCCCACAAGATTATATCATCGACCGGGACTGTGACGGCAAGGCATACCCGAGAGCTGAGCAGGTCAGAAGATGCGGTAATGCTGTATGCCCGCCTATACCGGCAGCACTGGTAAAAGCGAATTTGCCAGAATTATGTATAGCGAAAAGGCAGCCTATCTGTAGGATGGATAGGATACAGTCAGAGAAGTCAGGACAGATGCGTTTTGCGTAATAATTGGAGATCAGAAATGTATAAAAACGCAGAGGGCTACCGCGATGAAACAGCCTGCCGGGCAATCATCGCGGTAGCAAGAGAAGAGAGAATAAAGCGCAGGAAGCTGCAGGAGGACAAGAATATGGGAACAGAAAATAAAACCGGAGAGGTTTGGAGAACACGAACTGTCACAGGGACAGAGAAGATCGTGCTGGTGGTAGCAGACCACGGGGCAATGGCGTATGTAATTCACTTGGCGGAAGAAGGCGTACACACAGACATTGAGGTAAATTGCGAGGGGCTGCGGTACGGGTCCAGCGATCGAATGTACTATGTACCATCCAGAAGTTTTGAAGAATATCTCCGTACAGTAACAGATGAGCAGCTGGCAGATATTAAAAACAAGCTTGCAGCGTCGATCGGGATTGAACCGCAGATCACAGAAAAAGAAGTTGTCCGGGAAGTACCGGTGGAAATTCCGAGCAATATCGCTCCTGCGGATCCACAAAAATGTTGCGATGCAGAGGTGCAGGAGCTGATGATCCGGGCGGAAAGAGCAGAAGCACTGCTGGAAGAGTACAGAGAGCTGTATCGGAAGGTAATCGAAAAAATCTGACCTGATTAAAGAGGGATAAGAAAATGGACAAAAAGGATATTTTAGGAAAGTTGGGCATAATAGCGGCTGCGGCTTGGCTTATACTATTTATTCTGGCGTTTAGTATGGACCGCTCCAGCAGAATGGGAGATGTGTTAATACTCTCAGCCTTTGCTGGGGTGTTGCCTATGATTTTTTTCACGATTGGTGATTAGCCAGATGTATTTTGCAAAGGCGAAAATGAGCATTTAAAGGAAGGAAAAGAACTATGAAAAATTGGAAATTACCATTGATTATTGTAGGAGTAGTAGTGGCAGCAGTTTTGTTGTGTGTGTTTGGAGTGCAGTCAGTACAGAATCGGGCAATCAGTCTGGAAGAATCGGTCTATACCGCTGAATCTGACATTAAAGTGCAGGAGAAACGCAGGGTTGACTTGGTTTATAATCTGGCAGACTGTGTAAAACAGTATGATCGGCATGAATCAGAAACATTGACTGGACTTGCAGATGGAATGAGCGAAGGGAACAGTGTAGAAGATGTAAATACTGTGATCGCGGCAGTTACATATGCTTATCCAGAGTTGAAAAGCAATGAGAATTATAAGCAACTCATGAATGAATTGTCTATTACCGAAAACATGCTTGCCCAGTACCGGGAAAATTACAATAAATCCGTAACAGCTTATAACAGGTATGTAAAGAAGTTTCCAGCAAGAATCTTCCTCGACTGGACAGGCTATGAGGTTTTGAAATTTCAGCGGTTGGATTATCAAGCACCAGTTGACGCACCGCAGGATTTATTTGGAGAATAGCTTATGGAAATAACCAAGCGCGAAATCATCATCAGCGTTGCAATCGCCGCCGTTATGCTAATAGTCGGTTTCTTTATATCTGGAAAAATAACTGATATGCAGAACGATAAGAACGCCGAATACCAGAAGGCAGTGCATATTGAGGACTCTGAATTATTTCGGTATGGCATGGACACAAATGTTGGAAATGCTTTTGTGTATGGAGATTTGCAAGCGGTTGATACAGTGACTTTTGATGAGATTGGCGGGGAATATCTTCATGTTGAAAAGATAGAAGAACGATATGAACGCCATGAAAGAGAAGTGACAGAAACAGATTCAGAAGGTAAAAAGCACACAAAAGTAGAAGTATACTATGAATGGGAAATCGAGGACAGAGAAAGCAAACATTCCGAAAATATTATGTTTTGTGGTATCGAATTTCCGTATGATAAAATCCCGTATTCTCTGGACAATCACATAGAGACAATAAAATCTGGGAGAGAATATAGTTGGAAGTCTGGGGAATTTGTAAAGGTACGGTACAAGTATTACGGGACATCCCCTAAGCATACAGGGACTGTATATACCAAGTTATCGGACGGAACGATTTCGTATAATTCCAGATTTTTCAAAGATTATACCATTGAGCAAGCATTAGACAGTTGTACGCATAGTGTTGCGAATGAAATGTTCTGGGCTTTATGGATAGCTCTGACTACAGGTGCTGTAATTGGATTTTGCTATTTTGATAACAAGTGGCTGGAAGATTAAACTGATATTTAAGTAAGAAAGTGGATGAGAAAGAAGGTGGCACCGATGGATAAGAAACTTTTATCCGACTACATAGACGCCTGTGAGCTGATCCGGGAGACCGAGCAGCAGATCAGGCGGCTGCAGGAAAAGCAGAGCGAGACAACGCAGGACAGCGTCCGGCGCGCCAGCTTGTGTGCTGGTTCCCTCTGTCTACACAGATAAATCCTGCGGGACTGGGATAGGGTAACAAAAAAATAAAGCAAAAAGAAAGAAGGTGGGGAATGTGGGAACAAGGGACACATACTTTAATGGTTACGGTCTGACATACAATGAGGTAAAAAAAATAGAAGACAAGTGCAAAAACGCAAAGGGTAGGGAATTGGAACTGCTGCTTCTGGCTGCGGAAAGCGCATATGCAGAGTTGGCGCAATATCTGTTTTTTAGCCTGACATCAGGGCTGGGGTATGACAACATCTCAAAGATATGCAACATCCCTATCGGGAGGAAAGATTTTTATGGGTATCGCAGGAAAACGATATATCTATACAACAGCTATATGATACTGGAAGGACATGCAATTGTGTAAAAGGGGTACGCGGATCAGGAAACAAGAATGGTAAAATAGAATAATAACTGTATGGGGTATGATATGAATTGTAATGCTGTCATGAAAAAGCTTCAGCGCGCCATACTGTCCACGGGGCTCGTAATCAAAATTTCTACCAGCCAATTTTACAGCGAAGAGCAGGACAGGATGATAACGATGTGGATCTTAACAACACCTACACTTCAAAACGGGCGGAACGGATGGAGGATGAGGGACTACGAGATCTTACGGACGGCGAGCGCGATTGAGGTGGTGAAATGTTTGACAGATATATGGGAGCAGTCGAAGGGACGGTGAAAAAATGCTAACACCGAAGCAAAAGGCGTTTGCGGATTATTATATAGAGTGCGGGAATGCGACAGAGGCGGCGAAGCGGGCAGGGTATAAGGAGAAAGCGGCATACGCCACAGGCTCCGAAAACCTGAGAAAGCCTCAGATAATTGAATACATCGAAGAACGGCAGGAACAGATTGAGGACAGCCGTATCGCCTCTGCTGCGGAAGTAATGCGGTATTTTACGTCTGTCATGCGAGGCGAGGTGAAAGACCAGTTCGGACTTGACGCACCGCTGGCGGAGAGAACAAAGGCCGCTGTTGAATTGGCAAAGCGAAAGGTTGATGTGGCACAGAACACAGATACCGGCGGAATCGTTATTGTGAATAACATACCGAGGCCGGGGAAGGAATAGTGAATGTTAAGGGAGATTTTGGAAGAGTTATTAAACAAATACCGGGTTGTAAAAACAGACGAAGACCTTGAATGGAATAGAGCGGTGGATATGTGCCGCAATATCATCGAAAAGCACATAAATGATGGCAAGGGCACAAATGTACCTACCAAAGACGGCTGGATTTCGGTGGAAGAGCGGCTGCCTAAGGAACATTTGACAATGTTAAAAAATTGTCCGTTTTGCGGGGGAAAAGCAGTTGTACATATCAACGAAGGGGTAAGGGTTGTGTGCAGAGAGTGCGGCGCAACGTCGAAGTGCTTAGTTGATGGCTATTCCAAAGGAAAACCGAATGGAAGCACTTTAGAGACTGTGATAAAAGCATGGAACAGACGAACACAGTAAACCTTACCGACATCATAGCCCCCGCGTTTTACCCTGTCCACTGGGACATCTTGGACGGGAAGCATACCTACTACAATTTGTACGGCGGGAGAGGTTCAACCAAGTCCTCATTCATATCCGTTGAGATAGTCCTGGGTATGATGCAGGACGCAAAGGACGAAGTTTTCAGCAATGCGGCAGTATTCCGTAAGGTTGGCAATACCCTTCGGGAATCCGTCTTTGAACAAATTGCATGGGCGATTGACGCGCTGGGAGCCAATGACCTGTGGGCGCCCAGCGTCAGCCCTATGCAGTATGTGTATAAGCCCACCGGGCAGAAGATCATCTTCCGGGGACTGGACAAGGCGAAGAAAACAAAGTCCATTAAGACCAGCCGAGGGTATTTTAAATACCTCTGGTTTGAGGAACTGGACGAGTTCGCCGGGATTGAAGAAATCCGTACAGTACAGCAGTCTGTTCTCCGTGGAGGTAGCAAGTTTGTAGTATTTAAATCCTTCAACCCGCCGATCAGCCGGAGCAACTGGGCGAATGTGTATGTTAACGAGCCGAGAGAGGACAGTTACCACCACAAGAGCGATTACACCAGCGTTCCGGCTGACTGGCTGGGCGAACAGTTTATATCCGACGCCGAGCACTTAAGAGCCACAAATGAGCGGGCGTACAGGCATGAGTACCTGGGCGAGCCTGTGGGACTGGGAACAAATATCTTTGACATGCTGGAGATCCGCACGATAACCGACGAGGAGATCCAGAAATACCAGTCAATTTATCAAGGGCAAGACTTCGGATGGTATCCGGACCCGAAAGCCTTTATCCGGGCGGCATATGTGTCGAATAAGGAGAAGATTGTACTGTTGGATGAGCTGGGCGGATGCAAGATAAGGAACGCAGATATGGCGCAGATGATAAAAGACAAGGGATACGACGACTATGCGCTGATGTGCGGCGTGGATGAACAGGAGAGCATTGTGGACCTTCGGGATGCCGGGATCCCTGCCCGAAACGCCATTGTAACGCCGGGGAGCCGGAAGTACACCTTTGAGTGGCTGCAATGCCGGACGATTGTTATTGACCCGGACAGAACGCCGAGGGCATACAAGGAAATCATAGAATATGAACATGAAGTAGACAGCAATGGGGAGGTAATTGCAGATTACCCGGATGGCAACGATCACTGGATCGACGCTTTGCGGTATGCTATATCTCCTATGGCGATGAGAAGAGGGCATAGCGCATAATGGGTTTAATAGCAACTGTAAAAAGGTGGATAGGCATGATATTTAAAAAGCAGGCTGAGCAAGATTTTAGAGTAAAGGATACCACGTCAGCGCAGATGATGGCAAAGGTTGTAGAGTGTGCCAACATCTACCGCGGCACGCCGTACTGGTTAGACGCAGATAATCGAATAAAGACTATCAATTTTGCAAAGGCGGTATGCTCCGAGACGGCGCGGCTCGTCACGCTGGGGATTAAAATCCAGGTTGACGGCGGCGCACGCGGGGCGTGGTTGCAGGAGCAGATTGATAAAGCCTATTATAGCATGCGTCATTGGGTAGAGTATGGCTGTGCTTATGGCACGATCATTGTAAAGCCTAATGGCGGCGGGCTTGATATGTTTACCCCTCTGGACTTTTTCGTGACGGAGCAGGACGATAACGGGAATATAACGGGCGTTGTGTTTAAAGACAGCTATGCGGCTAACGAAAAGTTTTATACACGCTTGGAGTATCATAGGTTTGTCGAGACGAGGACGGAGGCGGGCGTGATATACCCGTATGTGATATCCAACAGGGCATATGTATCAAAGAGCAGCGAATCCCTCGGCGATCCTATCCCGCTGGAGCAGACAAAGTGGGCTGATCTGCTGGAGGAAACGCCGCCGATTCTCAAGGGCGGGAACGAAAGACTTGATTCCCCCATGTACGGAGTGTTCCGCACCCCTGCTGCAAACAACATAGATCTTTCCTCTCCGCTGGGAATGCCGATATACGCAGAAGCCATCGAAGAGATGAAAGACCTGGACATCGCATACAGCCGGAACGCCGGTGAGATATATGACAGCGAGAAGATCATCCTTGCAGATGACAGGCTGATGTTTGACAGCGGGACGAACCTTAACGGGCGCATCCCAGACGTTAAGCTTCCGCATTATGTAAAAAACGTGTTCGGCAACAGCCCGGAAGAGTTTTATCAGGAGGTTACGCCGCAGCTTAACACAGCCACACGTCTAGACGGGATCAATGCCCTCCTGTCCCAGATAGGGTATAAATGCGGGTTCTCAAACGGCTATTTTGTCTTTAACGAGGCGAGCGGCATCCAGACAGCGACGGGCGTGGAAGCGGAGCAGCAGCGAACCATCCAGTTTATTAAGGACGTGCGGGACAAGTTGGAGAGTTGCCTTAATGATGCTATATATGCCATGTCGGTGTATGCGGATTTATACGCGCTTGCCCCTGTCGGAGTTTATGAAGTGGTATACGACTTCGGGGACATCACTTACAACCGCGAAGAGGACAGAGCGCGATGGTGGAGCTATGTTGTGCAGGGCAAGGTGCCCGCGTGGAGGTATTTTGTCAAATTCGAGGGCATGATAGAGGACGATGCGAAGGCAATGGTGAAGGAAGCGCAGCCGAAGGAAACGGGGCTGTTCGGGGAGGAATAAGCATGGATTTTGCGATTGTAGGACAGGGGATCGGAGACATCGGACGCATTGAGAATCGCTGGAATGAACTCTTTGATTCTTTGAAAAATGTAGAAAACGCGGTCAAAGAAATTGTAAGAATGCTGCGGGAAGTCTATGAAAAAATAGAAAGAGCAGTCGATGAAGTTATGATTGAATGGGAGAGACGGCGAAAGACACGAAGGTATATGGCATTAAAGGTCTTGAGTGTGTATACAGAGACAGATATGTTGGATATTAGGAGACTGTTAAGACGCATATATAGGGCGCGAAGCTGCTGCTAATAAGGAGAGAGTAATGGAACCGATAACCAGAGAAGAGTATTATCTAGCAAAGATTGCAGGGACATATAAGGGCAAGACGCCCAAGCCCGTGACTATTGAAGAATACTACCTTGCGACTATGGCAGGGGATTATTCCGGCAATACCCCGCAGCCCGTCACGAGATTGCAGTATTACATGGCAAAGGTAGCAGGAGTATGGGACGGAAGCATCCCTGCGCCTGTGACACGATTAGAATATTACTGGGCGGCGATTGCCAACGGGGAAGGAGAAGTTTTTCCACCTGTGACACGCGAGGAACATTTCCTGACGTTGGTAGCAGATGCATACAGCGTTGTACTCACTGTCGTTACCGGCAATCCTGCCCTGCTGGAGGGGGTCAAAGGAAACCGCTTCACCTCCCTAACCCTCCACGGCAAATCAACGCAGGGGAGCACGACTGGGGCGCAGTTGTTGCCGTTTGAGGTAGGATAAAAGCGAGAAGGGTTTGAAGTATTTAAAGATGGGATAGCGATATCCGGTGCAAGAAAGAATGACATCTATGCAGTGGGACGCAGTGGCATGGGCAACGAAAGTTCATACGACGATTTCCCGTTATTAGCATCTGGGGAATATTATGTTTATTCAGATAGTGCATCTGTGAATTTATTTGTCGTTGCATTTAGAAATGGGATAAATATCACATTGGGAGGTTCCATGAAAGGAGTTGCGGTAAAAATAAAAGTAATGGATGGAGATAAGTTTCGGATATTCCTCAGACTCGAAGAAGCCTTTAATGGCAAGGTTAAGGCGATGATATCCAAAACACAGCCAACTGCGTCCAATTACGAGCCCTACACCGGCGGCAAGCCCTCCCCGTCACCGGAGTACCCGCAGGAGATAGAGAGCGCAGGGAAGAGCGGGAAAATAGGGGTTACGGTTACTGGGACAAACCTCCTGCCGTTTGAGGTGGGGCAGAAGGGTAATGGATTTGAGGTTTTTGCGGATGGTGTGCAAGTTGATGTTGACAGGGAAACAGATATTTATGCTGTTGGACGGAATAATGCCAACGTTGAAAGTGGGTATGATGAATTTGCGTTGATGACAGCGGGAAAATATTATATTTATTCAGGCACACAGGATGTATATCTGTATGTCGTTGTATGGAGAAAAGGGAAAAATGTTGTATTGGGGTATTCCGTCGGAACAAATGCAGCACAAATAGAAATAATGGATGGAGATAAATTCCGAATATTTCTTCGGACTGCGGCAGCCTTCAAGGGCAAGGTCAAGGCGATGATAACCAGAACCCCCATGAATGCTACTTCCTACGAACCCTACAAGCCCGTCCAGAAGCTCATCGTTCCAACACCCAACGGTCTGCCCGGGATCCCCGTATCCTCCGGCGGCAATTATACGGACGAGAAAGGTCAGCAGTGGGTATGCGACGAGGTGGATTTTAAAAAGGGAGTGTATGTGCAGAGGATCGGTAAAAGAACAATTACATCGAAAGACGTTTTCCATAAAAGTGGTATGAGCACGGATGATGTTAATTATTTTTCGTTAGGTAATTTTTCTCTGCATATAGGTACAATCGGCGAGAAAGATGTACTTATGAGCAATTGTTTCGTTGCTGGAATTAATCATGGCTTTGGTGCGTGGGGGAAAATATTTCTAAGTAGTGCGCTTGATGACAAGTTATATTTTTCCGTTGAGGCACAAAAATACCCAGATGAAGAAACTTTTAAGCAGTGGGCGGTAGAAAATGGACTGATGTTTTTATATCAATTGGTTGATATTATCGAAACCCCTCTCGCCGCCGAAGAGCTTTCTGCTTACAAAACCTTGTGCACATACAGCCCAACAACGACCGTGATAAACGATGCGGAAGCGGGGATGAGCGTGGGATACGCAAAGATGAAATAAGGGTACGCCATAAAATGCGGGAGGTGGTAGAATGGAACTGGATACGAAAGCTGGGGACGTGGAGATTAAACTCGATACGTCCCGCATAGACGATAATCTGCTGGAAGCCCAGAAGATATTGAATATGCAGGTAGTGGCGGACAGTGCCCCCTTCGTTCCATTCCGGCAGGGCGCACTAAGAAACAGCGTAAGATATCCTGACGGGGTATACGGCGGCATCATTGAGTATGACACGCCATATGCCCATTATCTGTACAGGGGCATTGTGTACGGTCCGAATATACCGCTGAAAGACGCAGAGGGGAACATAATAGGGTGGACATCCCCTCCCAGCAAAAGCCCGACGCAGAGAAAGATTAAGTATCATGAGCCGGGAACAACGTCCGAATGGTTCGAGGAAGCCAAAAGGCGGCATAAGGACGACTGGCTGGATCTCGTGAGAAAAACGGTGGGGAAAGAATGATGCTGAGACCAGAGTATTTTGAAGGGAAAGCTGATCGGATATTAGAAATCTACGAACGGCTGGAAAACTTTATCCTGCGGGATATCGCCAGAAGGATTTTAAAATCCGGAAAAATCATAGCCACGGCGGACAGACTGTTGTACAGGCTGGAGCAGCTGGGGGAAAGCCGGGATGAGATACAGCGGCGGATCATGGAGCTTACAGATCTGAGCGAAAAAGAACTGCGGAAGCTCCTGCGGGGTGCCGTGCTGACATCGTGGGAAGATGATGCGGTTACACTGTCAGAAATGGGTATCGTGGCGCAGTCTCCGCTTGAAAATGCACGATACATGGCTGTTATCGAAGCAGAGTACATAAAAAGCCGAGAGGAGTTGAAGAACCTAACAAGGACGACGCTGGAGCAAAGCCAGAAAGACCTTGTGGCGCTGCTCGACGAAGCCGATGTAAGGGTGGCAAGCGGAGTGCAAAGCTATCCCGCAGCCATAGCGGATGTGCTGGATGCGTATGCGGGACGCGGCGTTATGGTAGATTATCCGACAGGGACGCGGCGGACGCTGGAAGCGGCAGTACGATGCTGTGTAGTGACGTCGATGAATCAGACGGCGGCGCAGCTGACAAATAGATATATCGTGGACAGCGGGACAGAGTATGTGTTGACCTCTGCGCACCTCGGGGCAAGAGTAAGGCGCGACGGGCAGCCCTTGCTTGCAGGTCATGACGAATGGCAGGGGCGGGTCTTTAAAATTGACGGAAGCGAGCCGGGATATCCGAACCTACTGGAATCGACTGGGTATGACATTGATCTAACCACGGGAGAAGGCAGGGTTGTGGATATGAGAGGGCTGCATGGCTATAACTGTCGTCACGGGCATATGCTGTTTGGCAAGCGGATGAGGAATCCGTGGAGGGACGCAGAAGGGAATCTGCTGGATGGAAGCGGGAATAAAATTACCGACGCTGAGAATCTAAAACGGTATGAGGACAGCCAGAAGCAGCGATCTATGGAGCGCGGAATCCGAAAGACGAAACGACAGCTGATAGTAAAACAGGAAGAGCTTGCATGGTCGTCCGGCGCGGATCGGGAAAAGCTTCAGCGGGAATATGACAAGCTGGCTTACAGATTGCAGGGACAGAACAGGGCTTACAATCAATATTGCGAAGAGCATGGATTGCAGCCGCAGTATGATCGGAATACATTGGCGGGATTTGGATACCCGCAGCAAAAGGCAGCGAATAAAGGGGCAAAAAGATATGCGGAGAATGGAAGTGTATAAAAGCGATGGGTGAAATGATGAACCGATTTGAATATTACAATCCAAACCCCTCAAAAGGGCAAAGAGTAGGGGATTGCACTGTGCGCGCATTGTGCAAGGCTTTAGGGCAAGATTGGGATACAGTTTATGTTGGGTTATCCGTGTATGGGTTTTCGTTGTCTGACATGCCAAGTGCTAATAGAGTCTGGGGTGCGTATCTGCGCGAGAACGGATTCCGCCGGTATATCGTAGACGACCACGGACAGCATGTTTACACGGTAGATGATTTTTGCCGAGACCATCCAGCAGGGACGTATGTGCTCGGGATAGACGGGCATGTTGTGTGCGTCAAGGATGGGCATTACTGGGACACATGGGACAGCGGACAGGAGATCCCGATATACTACTGGGAGCGATAGATAGGCGCTATGGAAACGATACAGGCTATACATCTTAATCTGGCACAGACACAATAACACAATAAGGGGAGTAATTTTGAAGGTATGTGATTTTACAGTATTTGAGTTGGATTTTTTCCGCGAATACTGCAATTTTACACCTGATGAACGGCAGCTTTTTGAATTACGGACGCAGAATATCCCGCTGGAAAGATGTGCGGAGATGATGAACGTGAGCGTGTCCACTGTGAAAAGAATGAGCCAGCGAATAAACAAAAAGATAATACGGGTATGCTGATTTGATACTTTTGTAAGCCTTTGATGAACTGTCAGAGGCTTATTTTTTATGCCATAATTTAGCTATAGAAAGTTATTGAATTAGTCATAGGAGGCGCAGGCATGGCATTACCATATCAAGGGTATGGCTATAATCCGTATCAGTATGGACAAATAAATCCATTACAGCCGCAGATGGACAGGCTGGCGCAGATGCAGGCTCAATATCAGCAGCCGCAGCAGACGCAACAGGTAAATCAGGGGATTTTGTGGGTGCAAGGCGAGGCTGGAGCTAAATCTTATCTTGTCGCTCCAAATACAAGCGTCCTTCTGATGGATTCCGAAAACTCTAATTTTTATATAAAGACTACCGATGCCGCCGGGATGCCGGCTCTCCGAACCTTTGCTTACAAAGAGGTCACTGTTGGCACGCAAGATCAGCAGAAACAGGCGGAAGTAAACTTAGATGATAAATACGTCACTCGAAAAGAATACGACGATTTGAGAAGCAAATACGAAGAGCTGTATAGTTATCTCGAAACGGCAACAAAGCCAGAAGGAGGCAGGCATGGCGAATCCCTTGTTTGAGGTCCTGAACGGTAACAGGATGTCTGGAATGCTGGAACAGTTCCAACGATTCCGGAAAGAGATGGAGGGCAGGAATCCGAATGAAGAGATTAACAGGCTGTTGCAGTCTGGCAAAATAAACCAGCAACAGTTAAATCAAGCCCAGCAGATGGCGCAGCAGATGCAGGGTATGTTTAAAGGCTTTTTTAAATAGTACACAACCGGGTGCACACGGTTTTGTAAATACATTATCGAAGGAGATAATTACTATGACAGACGGTTTAACCGCTTCTGATGTTGCCGTATTAACCGGCGGCACAGGAAAAAATGACGGCTTCGGCGGAGATTGGGGTGCATGGATTATCCTTTTCCTGATTTTCGGTATGTTTGGCTGGGGCGGCTTCGGCGGCTGGGGCGGAAATGGTGGAGGAGCAAATTCTCCTGCATTTCAGGGTTATGCAACCCGTGCCGATATCGACGCAGCGCTGTCCACGCAGGGAATCGAAAACGGGATCCAGGACCTTTCCGGCCAGCTTTGCAACGGCCTTGCTGGCGTAAACGCCAACCTGTCAAATCTGGGTTATCAGATGCAGCAATGCTGCTGCGATACCCGTGAGGCTATTGCTGGCGTAAACTACAACATGGCAGCCCAGACAAACATCCTACAGAATACCGTAAACAACGGATTCCGCGATGTAATTGACGCGCAGAACGCCGGAACACAGCGCATCATCGACCTGTTTACACAGGACAAGATACAGTCTTTGCAGACCGAGTTACAGTCCGCACAGCTCCAGCTGTCTAACAACGCACAGACAAACAGCATCTTAAATGCTTTGAGACCTACACCCGTGCCGTCTTATCCGGTCATGTCCCCGTACACGTCCATCGTAAACCCGACAGGCTTTAGCTTTGGCGCCGGATGTGGCTACGGAGGCAACACGGGATGCGGATGTTAAAACTTCAGACGGAGTATCTTCGTGGCATTTTGCCATGATGTTCGGCTGATGCCGTTATTCACAAAAAGGGGCAGGCTGAGAACGTCTGCCCCTTTTGAAATGAAGGGAGAATAAAATGATTGAGTTAGTAAACACAACGCCGGTCACGGTCCCCGTGGGGCAGTCTATCCCGTTTTCGGCAGTGGCAACAAAGGGCGGATGCGCAGAAAGACACAGGGCTGGAAGCGCGCAGATAACGCTTGTAAAGCCCGGTAGATATCTGATTACATTTTCCGGAAACGTCGCAGTACCGACTGGGGAAACGGTAGGAGAAGTGGCGCTGGGAATTGCCAGAGATGGGGAAATCCTCGGCGGCACGGTGATGCGTGCCACCCCTGCGGCAGTAGAGCAGTATTTTAACACATCGTCCCAGACATACGTCGATGTGTTCTGTGGATGCTGTGAAAACGTTTCCATCAAAAACGCAGGGACAATTCCTGTGTTAGTAGACAACCCGAACATAACAGCTGTTCGGGTTTGCGGTTAAGGAGGGCAGACCATGAGCTATAAATTGATGCAAAATATCCGTGAAGAACTGGATAAAATCGCAGAAAAAGGTCTGAATACCGGAAACCTTGAAACTGCATACAAGCTTATCGACATGCTGAAAGACATGGAAAATGTGGAATACTGGAAGTGTAAAGAGGGCTATTATAACGCCGTTCTCGACGAAATGGAAGGCGGTTATAGCCAGAATGGAGAGTACAGCGAGAGGCGGAAACGCGACAGCCGTGGGAGATACAGCAGGGATGATGGAATGAGCATGACGGCCTATGACGATGGATCCTCCTATGCGCGACGTGGGGAGCACTATGTAAAGGGTCACTATAGCCGTGGAAACGGAAACAATGACCCTTATGATGATTACATGGAAAACAAGCAGTCTTATCGCAACGGCAAGTCTGAGGATTGCAAGCGGCGTATGCTGGCTGCTCTGGAAGAGCATATGGATGCACTGACGGAAGAGCTGGGAGATCTGTCAAAGGATGCAGACTGCCGAGAAGAGCGGGAGACTATTTCGCGGTACATCGAAAAATTACGAAAGATGATGTGAGTAAAGGCGGCGGGTAAACCTGCCGCTTTTGCTTTAAACATGGGTACGCCATAGTTTTTTTTATTTGGTAAAATGTATTAAAGGCTATGGAAAGGAATGATCGTCATGGATATCAAAAGGGTATACTGTCCTGTCTGTAATAATAAAACGCGGTCAGCATTCCGCAAGGATACGACAGCGCATAATCTTCCGGTGTTTTGCCCGAAATGTAAAACGACCAGCCTCGTGAATATTGAAAACGGAAAGGCAGAGCCTATCGTCCGTTAAGTGCCAGACGCCAGACGCAGAGCCAGTGATTTGTAAGGATTTCTTACAGATTGCTGGCTCTTTTTTGTATTTGTATTTCCTCCTTTACAGCACACAGCCTTGCGGGAAGGTTGAAAATGCGGTTCGACTCCGTCTGTGTGCAATCCTGTAAATCGTAATTGCAGGAAAATCCATCCCATCTTTCTTTGTTTTTGCCACCGTGCATGGAAGCAGCCGGGTTCAAGCCCCGGCGCACGGTATAGGTGCATTGTTTAGACAGCGCCGATCATTACGCTTTTCGCCCGGTTCGCTACCCCGGGCGCTTTGTGGGATAGCTCAGGAGGTAGAGCAGCGGCCTTATAAGCCGTGTGTCATGGGTTCAATTCCCCTTCCCACAACTACCCCGCCCGTGGTTTATCGGGCTTAATCCATACCGCTGACGGGCGGTTAATCAATCACGTTTAGGAGGATAAAGATGCAAAATATTGAAGCAATTTTGACAGAGCTGGGAATTGAGGTCTCGGCGGACAAAAAGGAAAGCCTTACGAAAAAGGTGGCGGAAAATTACGTCACGAAAGCTGAACATGAAAAGAAGCTGGGAAAGGCTGAGACTGACCGGGACACGTGGAAAGGAAAAGCTGAGACGGCAGAAAGCACACTGAAAGGCTTCGAGGGCGTTGACCTTGAAACAATGCAGAGGGATTTGGGCGATTGGAAGAAAAAGGCAGAGGATGCCGAGAAAAACGCACAGGCGCAACTGTATGAGAGAGATTTTTCGGACGCTCTAAAGACGGAGTTTGAAGGGATTAAATTCTCAAGCGAAGCGGCTAAACGCGCAATTATGGCAGAAGTCAAGGAGGCCGGATTAAAGCTGAAAGACGGGGAAATCCTCGGACTGAATGACCTCATAACCCAGATGAAGGAAAAGGACGCTTCGGCATTTGTTGACGATGAGCAGCAGAAAGCACAACAGAATCAGGCACGCTTTACACAGCCGACAAATAAGCAGGGGCAGGGCGGCGCGCTGACGAAAGACCAGATTATGAGCATCAAGGATGCTTCTGAGCGTCAGGCTGCAATTGCTGCGAACATGAGTTTATTTAATTAAAGCAGGAGGGCTAATATGCCAGCAAAAGCAAATTTGATTAAAACAGCGGATGTCCAGGTAACCGCAAGAGAGCTGGATTTTGTAACCAGATTCGAGCGCAACTGGCAGCATCTGCGGGACATCTTGGGGATCATGCGCCCCATAAAGAAGCAGCCCGGCGCAGTGCTGAAAAGTAAATATGCGGAGGGGACGCTCGAGGATGGTTCAGTAGGCGAAGGCGAGGATATCCCGTATAGCAAATTTACCGTAAAGGAAAAGAAGTATCAGGAAATGACCATCGAGAAGTACGCGAAGGCCGTTTCGATTGAAGCAATCAAAGACCACGGTTATGACAACGCTGTCCAGATGACTGACGACGAGTTCCTCTATCAGCTTCAGGCGGGCGTGACAAAGAAGTTTTACGACTATCTGAAAACCGGAACGCTCACGTCCGAGGAAACAACCTTCCAGATGGCGCTTGCGATGGCAAAGGGCAAGGTTGAGAACAAGTTTAAGCAGATGCACCGGAACATCACCGGGGTTGTCGGCTTTGTGAACATCCTTGATGTGTACAAGTATCTCGGAGCAGCGAACATCACCATCCAGAATCAGTTCGGCTTCCAGTACCTGAAGGATTTTATGGGGTTCAATACAATTTTCCTCCTTTCTGACAGCGAGATCCCGGCTGATACGGTAATCGCTACACCGGTGGAAAACATCGTTATGTATTACATCGACCCCAACGACAGCGATTTTGCAAAAGCCGGCCTTGTGTACACCACCAGTGGCGAGACCAATCTGATCGGTTTCCACACACAGGGCAACTACAACACCGCCGTGTCGGAGGCGTTTGCGATCACCGGCCTTGTGCTGTTCGCGGAATACCTGGATGGCATTGCGAAGATTACCGTAAACGCGGGGGGTTGATGGCCGCCAGTACACCCCTAAATACTGACGGCGAACCGCTTTCGGGGGAAACAAGACGGAAGAGTAAGAGATAAGGAGGCTGACGAGATGGCATACACCACATTTACATTTTATGAACAGACCTATCACGGGAATGTCATCCCGTCGGATGAATTTGACCGTATCGCAGACCGTGCCAGTGACTTTTTGGACACAATAACCTTTGACCGATTGGCTGACGGCTTACCGTCTGATGAAAGGGCGGCGACAAAGGTACAGAAGGCCGTGTGCGCGGTCTGTGACAAATTATATCAACTGGATTTGGCAGAGAAGCAAGCGCTGTATTCCGCCGGGGGGACATCTTCCGGCGGGGCTGGCGGTGTTACTTCGGGAGTAATTACTTCCAAGTCTGCCGGTTCTGAATCAGTTTCCTACGCCTCCCCGTCTGAAATGGCAAACGGCGCAAAGGCATGGAGCGCGGTCTACCAGGCGGCCGGGGATGCACAGGAGACGAACAAGCTTTTGGCAGATGCGGCAATGCTTTATCTAGCAGGAGTGAAAAATGATGATGGCGTACCGTTGTTGTACGCAGGAACGAGGTAGATATGGAGATGTTGTTTACAAATATGACCGCAATTTTGGCGGTTATCGGCGCATTAGCGTTTATCGTGTCGGTCATCACACAGGTATTTAAGGGTGTAGGCGTGCTTGCAAAAATCCCTACGGATATCCTCGTGCTTGTCCTGTCCATCGGGATTACAGTGACCGCGTTTGTAGCATATATGCAGTACATCCAGCAGACTATTATTTGGTACATGATTCTGGCGGCTATTCTGGCGGGATTTTTAGTTGCTTTCGTGGCGATGTACGGATGGGAGAAGTTTGCAGAATTATGGAGCAGATTTAAGAAAGGCGAGTAGGAATGGGATATCGAACCAGTCGCAGTTACGACAATCTGGAACGCAGGATATTTGACGGCGTTGGAGAGTATGACATACCGGAAATATCCCCTGTGACTTATGAAGGCGGTTGTGACTGGATCGGATTTAATTATGCAAAATCTTGCAAAAATCCATCTGAAAAAGGCGTTCATTTCTTTTTGGATGATTACCAGTTTTGCCGCCTGTGGACAAACATAGACCGGTATATCCCGATGCTTCAAAGATTCCGCTATGTAATGTCTCCAGATTTCTCTACTTATACGGATTTTCCTAAGGCCATGCAGATATACAACCACTACAGGAAACACTGGTGTGCGGCGTATATGCAGGAGGCGGGAATACAAGTTATCCCGACGATCTCATGGAGCACGTCGGATTCATATGGCTGGTGCTTTGACGGAGATCCAGAGTGTGCTGCTGTGGCGGTATCTTCTGTTGGCTGCATGAACAGCAAGGAAAAAAAGGCGCTGTTTTTGGCAGGGTATGAAGAAATGGTGAGGCGGTTGCAGCCGGAGACGATCATCTTTTACGGTTCTGTGCCAGAGGAATGCATGGGAAATATCGTGAGAATCCGGGCGTTTACGGATAAATTTAACGAAGCTCTTTGTGAAATGAGGGATACCGATGAATGATGCGATAGTGACAATATTCAATTTTTACGAATCCAGCACCGCCGCCATCTGGTATCCTCATGTGCTTTCCGGCGTGCATCTGGAGACTGACCGGGGGCAGATTATGAAGCTGTACGGTCCAGACAGTACAGATAACGCACAGTTACATATCCCGTTCGGGGTCAAGAACGGGAGAAAAATTATTGTTGATACCGTCGGAAAAGAATTGCCGTGGCTTCCGCCGAAGGAATGGAACAGACAGGTCAACGATTTGTTGCCCGACAGCATTACATTTAATCCGTCTACAGATTTTTTTATGGTAGGAGCATGGGACGGGGACAGTCCTGTGAACGATGCAGATTATACGGACAGGCGATATGAAGGGTTTTACGCGTTTATGAATACCGAAAAGGATTTTGTTTATCTTATATCGTCAGTGGGCGGACCATATGCGATAATTCCGCATTTTGAAATCTTAGGGAAGTAGGTGGAGGAAAATGGCTGAACCTATCGGGAATGATGCTACCGGCTATGATGTTTTGACGGCGGCAATGAAGTCGCTGCTTAACCAGTTTCCGGGGCTGTATCCGGATGAAGTAATTAAATTCGAAGAGCTCGGGTCTGAGGATGGCATTGCGTTTTCCAATGATTCCGGGGCGCTGGTGTATACAGAAAAAGAAGATATACTCGGGCGGATATATCAGGAATGCCGGTATCCCTGCTTTGTAGTATACCGTTCGACCAAGGGAGCAAGAGAACGGCAGAAAATTACTATCCTGGAATTTCTCGACACGCTGGGGCGCTGGCTTTGCCGCGAGCCCTCCGGGATTGAAGGGAAAGAGTACGAAAAAGCGATATACCCAGATCTGACCGCAGGGCGGAAAATTGAGCGGGTAACACGCGGGAACGCATACGGGACACAGCCGCAGGAGAATGGCGTGCAGGACTGGGTTCTACCGGTTACGGTTTTTTATAAAAATGTTATCGAACCCGAATTTTAAGAAAGGAATAAAACGATGAAAAGACATTTGTTGAGACATTTTGTCGATGTAAAAATGGACACGAGCTCTGAGGGGACAGCGGCAGACTACCGGCTTCTGGGAACGGGTATTACCTCTTTAACAGAGGAAATGAACCCCGAGACGGAGACGGTGCAGTACATCAATCAGGAAAACGGATCTACTGACCTTAAATCCTATACGCCGTCCATCGAAATTGAAAGGCAGAACGTAGACGAAGAGGATCAGGATCTTACGGACTGGTTTAACAAGATGATAGACACGCTGCCCGTCGGAGCTGATGCCATAACATCCTATGTCCGCGTGAGAGTTTCCGGCGCTGGACCTGAATATCCGGCAGTCCGCCGTCGCTGCGTTGTGAGTGTAGGTGGCACAGGTGGCGATGCAGGGTCAAACGTGACAGATACACTGACTCTGGGCGGCAGAGGTGATGGAGAAGCCGGAACGTTTAACGTATCCACAAGAAAATTCACGGCGACGCCCGCGTCTGACAGGGCTTTAACGGAGTAAGGAGGACAAGATGGGAGCAGCAAGTTTACGAGTAGACAGTGGCGTCAAACGCATTGAGGTCAACGACAACGGCGATTATATTGCGGTCAACATCTCTGACAACAGTTTTTTTAAGCGTTTTGACGATTTTGTGGCATGGCTGAATGCAAAAAACGAGGAAGCCGATAGGATTGCTAATGATTCTTCCGGTGATTTCACGGAACGCTTCGGAGCGTATGACGCTTTATGCAAAGAGGCCTGCGCTGAGTTGGATTCTCTGTTTGGGAGCGGGTGTTGCAAAAAGGTGTTCCCTGACGTGGAATCCCCGGGAATGGAGCTTATCGCGGACTTTTTAGACCAGATCATACCGATTCTTCAGGGCTTCGCCACTGAACGAAATCAGAAAATCACAAGCAAATACAGCCCGAACAGGAAAGGGGCGCGAAGCAATTAAATGTGGAATGTGCTGCTTGATAAATTCCCAACAGAATATGAGGGTTTCCGCATAGACGAAGCCTTCCAGACAGGGATCCAGATTTCACAGGCTTTGCAAGATCCGGACCTGTCAGACGATGAAAGGTTGGCTGTAGCGCTGGGGCTGCTGTATCCGTCAGAGGATGGGGACGGCAGCCCTTCTTCTTTACCCGATTTAAAAACTGCCGTGGATGGCCTTAGGTGGTTTCTGAGCGGGTGGTATACCGACAACCGCCCGAAGGATGAGGACAAAGTTCCGGTAACAGATTTTGACATAGACCAGTGGCGCATCTATTCAGCATTTCTGGAGAAGTACGGAATCGACCTGAACCGGTCTGATATGCACTACTGGGCGTTCATGGGACTGCTGTCCACGCTCGGTGAATGCGCATACACGAACGTCATAGCCATCCGGCAGCAGAAAATAGACCCTAAGATGGACACGCGTGCAAAACAGGCATTGCAGGAGCAGAAACAAATATTTGCAATAGAGCGGGAAGAGGAACTGACAGAAGAGGAACAGGAAGACGTTGACGCTTTTATGAAATGGATCAAGGTAGGAGGCTGATATGCCGAAATATGACGGTTCGATACGGATAAACACAAAAATTGAAACAAAAGATTTAAACAGCCAGATGATGCGCGTGTCTAATGCCATAAAAAAAGACAGCGCGGCTTTAGATTCTCTCAATCGCAAAATGGAAGAATTTTCGCAAAAGAAAATCCCGACAGAAAAATTTGCAGAATTACAAAGAGAGTTAGAAAAGGCAGAATCCGAGTATTCAAAACTGCAGGCCCGTATGTCACAAAAGGGGGCGGCAACGTCTGAGTATAAAGCTTTACAGAAAGACCTCGTTGCGGCGCAAGGAGAGCTGTCTAAGCTTGTAGCACGTCAGACAGACTGGGAAAACATGGGGGTACCTCAAACCGGCGGCGCATGGGACGTACTAAATGAACAGGTTGCAGCCGCATCCGACCGTGTAGATGATCTGAAAGAAAAGCTTCAGCAGATGGAGAACAGTGGAAAGGCGTATACCCCGAAGGTGGACAAGGCTCAACTGGATGAAGCGGCTCAAAAAGTAGATGAAATCAAGGAAAAAATAAACGCGGAGAAAGCATCCGGTAACGCGTTTGTATCCCCAAAAGATACAGAAGAATTTCAGAAGATGTCTGTAAAGGCGTCACAGCTTGCTGGGAACATAGATGTTTCAAAGCGCAGGCTGGCAGAACTTAACGCGAAGCAGAAGCCCATCAAAAAAGAATTCGATCGGATGAAGCGTTCTGCCGATAAAGCATTTAAAACAGCTTCGTCCGGCGCGAAAAAAAGCGCGGGGCTGTTCGGCACCTTTGCGTCAAGGCTGAAAGGAATCGCATTATCGCTGTTGATATTCAACTGGATTACAAAAGCATTTAATGCAATGGTAGCTGGAATGCAAAAGGGGTTTTCAAACCTTGCAAAGTATTCTGCTCCGTTGGCAAATTCATTTCAGTCTCTAAAAAATTCACTGGCTACACTTGGGAATGCGTTTGCTGCTGCCTTTGCGCCAATTGTCCAGATGGTAATTCCGTATCTCAATGCGCTTATAAACGGAATAGCGCGGGCAATAACATATGTGGCGCAGTTTATTGCCATCCTTGGCGGGAAAAGCACGTTCATCCGAGCGAAAAAGATACAGGATTCTTACAACGATTCCCTGAATGGAACAGCAGCTGCGGCAAAAAAGGCAGCCGGAGCTCTGGCAAAATTTGACGACCTGGATGTGCTGCAAAAGCAGGATGATTCCGGCGGCGGTGGAGGTGGAACACAGCCGAAAGACATGTTCGAGGAAGTCCCTATTGATGCAGGAGTGAAGTCTTGGCTTGATGGGATTTTGGAGAATCTGAAACCTATTCTTGACTATGTAAAAGAGTTAAAAGATGCTTTTGCGGAAGGCTTCTGGGATGGCTTGGGTGATTTTGAATACCGCTTAGATATTATCAAAAATGGGCTTCAGCAAATCCGCGATGCATGGATAGAGATATGGTCAGATCCTGCGGTTGTAGGGGCTGCTGACAACTTCCTTAAAACTTTTATGTATATGTTGGGTTCCTTTACCGGCTCACTGGCGAGTATAGGGCTTACTCTAGCGGCGGCTTTAATCGGCGGGATGGGGGACTATCTTGAAAACAATACCGACCGGATAAAAAAATTCCTGATATCCGCATTTAACGTGGGGGCAGATATAAACCTCCTTCTGGCGGATTTGTTCCAAAGTATAGCCTATGTATTTGAAGCATTTGCAAGCGAAAACGGGATCCGCTTTGTATCGGCGCTGATAGGAAGCATTGCGGATGCAGCTATGGGGCTGACTGAACTTGCGCTTAAACTGGGGCGGGACTTTTTACAAATGCTTATTGTACCGTTTACAGAAAATGCTGACGGGTTCAAGACTGCACTGGAGGGGTTATTAGGTGGCGCAGCTACCGTTCTGGAAGGATTTAAGACGGCTGTAGATAAAGCGTTTGATAGCCTGAATGCAATGTACGACGCTCATATAAAGCCATTATTTGATAGTTTAACGAGCGGGCTTTCAGAGGTTGTCAACCATTTTTTAACCGCATGGAATACACACATTCAGCCAGTTATCGACAGAATCGGGACTAGAATATCAGAGCTTCTTACGCAGTCTTTTCTGCCGGCTTGGGAAGCTATAATAAGAGGAGTTGGGTTGGTTGCGGATATTTTAAAATCTTTTTGGGAGAGTATTTTGCAACCGATTGTTGACTGGATTATGACCTACGCAGTGCCATTCTTGGTGCAAGGATTAGGGGTGCTGTTAGAGTTTATTATACTTGGAATTAAGACGATTGTTGACGGTTTTACAACCTTTATGACGTTTATAAACGATTGTTTAGAATTTTGGAAAGAGGCGTGGGCGGTTGCTTGGGATACGTTCAAAGATTTCTGGAATAAGATAAAAAGTATTATTGACATCATGAAAACTGTATTTCGTCTGTTTGTAAAAGTTGTTAAGCAGCTGATTGATGGAGACTGGAAGGGCGCATGGAATACCGCGCAGGAAATCTTCACGATTTTTAAAACCAAAGTAGAAGGCGTCGTGGATTCTATAAAGGCGTTCTTGTCCGGCTTCTTTACATGGGTTAGCGACATGATTGCAGGCGTTATAGAGGAAATCAAGAACATCGGCAGCGGTATCAAAAACGCATTTACTGGTGGCGGATCATCGAAGCCGCGAACAATGTCCACGCAGCCGTATGCCATAAACGAAAGCTTTGCATCTCGTACCCTGCGGGATATCCCGGCTCTTGCATCTGGCTCGGTAATCCGTGGTGGCAACCCGTTCTTGGCGATTCTGGGCGACCAGCGGGCAGGGCAGACCAACATCGAAGCGCCGATAGGAACAATCAAACAAGCTGTAGCTGAGGTTATGGCAGAGAGCGGCGGCGGATTTAGAACGGCAAGGATCGTCTTGCAGGTAAACGGGGTAGATCTGGCGCAAGCTACACTGCAGGATTTCTTATCGGAAGCAAGCAGGCAAGGATATGATCTGGAGGTGATCGGAGGATGATTTTTACACGCGGCATATACATAGATGGGGAGTATTTTAACATCCCCATCGTGTCCATAAAAAGAAACGCGGATTTCCTCGACAAATTCGCCGAAAGGGTTGAAACAGGAGAGCTCCAGCGTGAACTGATAGGCGTGTATTTTAATTACACAATGACGGTCGGGAAGAGCAGCTCGTTCCCGGATGGCGTATATAAACGTTTCTGGGATAAGGTTACAGAGCCCGTCCCATTCCATGTTATTTCGCTGCCGTCAGATCCTGGTTATTACGAATACACTGCTTATATATCCAGCGTCTCTGATGAATACGAGAAGATAACACAGGATAGCGCTGATTATAAAGGGTTTACCTGCAAGTTTACGGCGAAAGAACCGGCAAGGAGACCATGATGAAAACAGAATTTTATGTCGAATACAATCTGTATGACACGACTGCTCTGCCTGATGCAAAAGAAAGCACAGAGAGCAATGCTGCTTTTGGGGATATGGGGCTGTTTAAGTCAAAAGGCAGCCCACCCAAATACGCTACACTGGAGCACAATTTCTTCGCGCTGGATGGGAGTCTTAGCGAAATGCCAGACACGCCGACGGACATCCCGTTTTTTTCGGATGTGCAAGCGGGCGCAGATGGAATTTTCACAAAACAGCCTGTAATCAGAATAGATTTTACCGAAAATCATACCTCTATCGGGCTGACTTTTCATTTTTCGGAAACATTCCCGCTGGAGATGGAAGTGACATGGTACGACCTCGGCGGTACATATAAATCGCAAAAACGTTTCTTTCCGGACAAACTGAATTATTTTGCCGAAAACCAGGTGGAGGAATACGGACGCATTGAAATCCGATTTGTACGTGCCCTACCGTGGCACAATGTAAAGTTAAACTATCTCGAGTATGGCACAACGTTTATCTGGGGCCCCGATGTCATAAAAAGCGCAAAGCTTGTAAATGACACAGATCCTATCAGTAACCAAATCAAGACGGACAAGATTACGTTTGACTTTGTTGACCCTGATGATGATTTTAATATTGGCAAAATCGACGGGTTGCACAAAACATTGCAGAAAAAGCAAAGAATGTTGCCATACGAAATCGTTGACGGCGTGAAGATGCCGCTGGGCGTGTTTTTTATGGAATCCAACAGTACCACCAAAAATGTCACCCAAATATCGGCGATCGACTACAAAGGGATGCTTGCTAATGTGGATTTTAAAGACGGGCGGATATACGACGGAGAAACGGCGGGAAGTGTGATCGAAGAGATTATGACGGCGGCAGGGATTGAAGATTATACGGTTGAGGAAGAGGTGGCGCAAACGCCGCTGTATGGCACGCTTAAAATCCAAACCTGTCAAAAAGCTTTACGGGAGGTCTTATTCGCTTGTTCGGCTATTATGAACACGTCCCGCCGATCTGGAATCGAAATACGAAAATCGACCAGAAAAATATCGACAACGATTCCGCGCAGCCGGAAATTTTCCACGACGTTAAAGGCAGATCCTTATGTGTCAGACGTAAGCGTAAAATATAAAACATGGGTGTTGGACGCGGCGGAAAGCGAGATTACGAAAGGCACATACGATCCGGGGATACATACAATTCAGCTCACAAGCCCGGCAGCGAACATGAGCGCATCTGCTGGAAGGATTGTTAAACAAATGCCGTACTATGTTGTGCTGGAAATCGCGGGAAACGCCCGTGCAGAGGTCACGATCATGGGGCACAAATATGTTGGTACAGAGCTGGCTACACTGTCCAGAATCGAGCATATAAAGTCCGGTGAAGTGCGGAACACGAAAACATTTTCCGGAACGCTTTTGAATTACGAAAGCGCACAGAAGGTTGCAGACAATATCCTGGATTATTACCAACTCCAGCAGATCATCCAGACACGCCATTTGTCCGCAGAGGAAAAAGCAGGGGACTGGGCGGAGATTGAAAATACCTTGAAAATGCACGGAAATTTTGTCGCCTGTATAGAATCCCTTAGTGTTGACCTTACAGGTGGATTTGTGGGTACGGCAAAGTACAGAGGATATTATAAAATAACATCAGAAGATTATTATTCTGGCGAGTTGTATGCTGATGAGGAGGTGGGAATCACCTAATGGAATGGGTATATGACCGGACACAGGAGGATGTGGAGCGGGCAAAACTACTTACGCAAAAATATGCTGCGGGGACGATCACGGAAACGGAGAAAAAAGAATGGGCTGCAGGAATGAAAGGCGCGCTGAATGCCTCAGACCTGAACAGGATTGAAGGGAATATCCGGGAAATCGCTGGAATTTTAGCGATAACTGTAACAACGAAAACGTGGGAAAAGAATCAAATCCCACGAGTAAGTGATTTTAAAAGAATCCGTGATAATGTACAACGCATCCGGGACGCATGGAGTACCTTGAAAGATACCCCAGTTACGCCAGATACGCCGCTGGTTACTTATCAAAAATGGAATGCCATAGAGCGGATTTTACACGATGTCAAATATGTATATGACCGCGTCATGGACAGTTATTATTATTGCGGCGATGAAATCTACGCCGGGGAAGGAATAGGGATTTTATAATGACAGAGACATGGTTTACCCCGAAAGAATGGAAAGCCCGCCTTGTGGAATTTGCAGGACGGCGACTTCTGAGAAACGTTGCAAACGGAGAACAGGTAACGTATGACGTTTCCCGCAGTGAGGGACAGGTATCGCAGGAGGGCGATGCGTTTAACACTAAAAACATGAACGACCTCGAACAGCGAATCTCAAACGGATTTGCGAATGCAAAGACAAATCTTGATTTACTAAATAGGGATTTGGGTGGTCTATCTTTTGATCAGGATGCAGACGGCAACTGGGGATACAAGATTGGAGGTGCGGATACAGTAATCCCTTTTAAGGGTGAGCTGGACTTCGACTACGAACACAACATATCAATTCCATATATTGTTACGGCCGGTAATCCAAATGTTCTTCATTACTACACCATGACGGAAAGGGATGCTGAATATTCCTACTTAGCATTATTTGTAGTTACTTCAGCTAGCGTTGTTTCCATAGAATTGAGCGGTGTTAGTGGGCCATCGTTCGTGTGTAACAAACCAGGCGGATCTTATTCTTTTGCCATGATTAAAGATCCGATTTTAAACGGGAAAGTTAATTTTAGACACGGAGGAACAGGAGACGGACATGTTTTTAAGCTTATGATTAAGTAATATTAGCTATACCATACTCGCACAATCGCAATGGGGGGATAAAACGGGTGGACTAATTACATTAAAATATTAACTTTTGCAATTTTTAGCAAAAATCTAAAACACTAACAGAAAAGAGGTAAAAGCATGAAAAAAATCGTGTTTAAATCTGGCAAAGAACTGGAGATTGATGGAATTACCCAAAGCGGGAAATTCTTGCAAATCTCTATAAAAAGCAGCGATACAAAAAGCATAATTGACATGTTTTCGAACGCTGAGAATACGGCTGTGATGCGATATTATGTTGGGACTGACCTGATATGCGGATATGCTGGGTTTAAAAAATTCGTGAGTTTGAAATATACGCCTGACGTGATAGCGTCCATCAATTATGAGCAGGAGGACGCAACCACAGAAAGCGGGTTTGCGGAATCCCATGTGGCTGTATGTACGGTGCATATGGAAAAAGTTGAAGAAGCAGTGCTGCCGGAGGGACTGACTGATAAAGTCGCAAAACTGGAAAACGATGTGTCCAGCATCACGTCCGGCATCAATGAAGTTAACGGAATTTTGGAGGGCGAATGATATGTTTACGGAAAAAGCGAAAGAAAATCTCCTGGCAATGCTAGAGCAGGCTAAATTCAGCGCTGCGGACAACACGGATGCACAAGCTTTACGCGTGCCGTCATTGTACCCTGAATGGGAAGCGCTGGAGGCCGGAACACATCTGACAAAAGGGCGGCGGTGCACTTATAATAAAGTGCTGTACAATGTCCTGTCTGACCACGATAAACAGGAGCAGTGGACTCCGGAGGCGGCACCGTCCCTGTTCGCAAAAGTTCTTATCCCAGACCCGAACGTAACACCGGACTGGGAGCAGCCGGGAAGCACAAACGGATATAAAAAAGGCGATAAGGTAAAACACAATAGTAAGGTCTGGGAATCTCTGGTCGACAATAATGTATGGGAGCCGGGAGCCGTAGGAACGGATAGTGTATGGAAAGAAGCCAGCGAATGAGAAAGGCGTAGGAAATGCTTATTGAACTGATAGAAAAGGCGGAAAATGTTGGGTGGGGGACGATAGCGGTTGTGATCGCTGGTGTGTTTATGTTTATCCCGACTATCGTGGAAAGCTGGAATAAGGTCCTTGACGCACTGGGGTTGGTAAAGAAAAAGAATCTTTTCCGGAAACAGCGTGAAAAGGAGATCGCAGCAGTCTATTCACATATCGAGGAGCTGCAAAGTGGAGTCGTGTCAAAGCAAGAGGAGTACCACCAGCAATCTATTACGATCAGGGACAATCTTGCCAGAAGGCAGGACGATTTGTACGAAAAACAGATTGAATTGAAGCAGGATGTAAAGAATATAACTCGGATGCTGGAAGAGTACATCCAGAAGGACAACGAACGCACGATTGCTTCGCTACGTACAACTCTGTGGCGGCTACATAAGGAATTTACATCACAGAGATATGTGACGCCGGACGGATTAAAGACCTTCCGAGAGCTGGGGAATGTGTACGAAGCTGCCGGCGGGGATGACATTTATCATGAAAAGCTGCAGCCGGAGGTGTTAGCTCTAGACATCAAATATCCGGATGGAAGCATATACAAAATTAAGGAGGTATGACAATGAAAAAGATTGATTGGATGCGAAAACTGACAAGCAGAAAGCTTTGGATGAGCGTGGCATCATTTGTGACGCTGATGATTGTGGCTTGCGGAGGGACGGAAAATGAAGCCACACAGATCTCTGCGCTGATCATGGCTGGTGCTACGGTTATCGGCTATGTCATCGGCGAGGGTTTGACAGATGCGGCAGCTATTGAAGCAGACAAGGAAGGATAAGGTGATCCGATTATCTCCCGCGCAGGGTTAAGCGTGATTCTGGGGCGGATTTGGTCGCCCTCATAAAATAATAAGGAGACCAGAATATGAAAAAACTTTTTATTTCACAGCCGATGAAAGGCAAAACAGATGAGGAAATTTTAAAAGAGAGGGAAAAAGCAATTGCCAGCGCAAAGAGAAATTTTGCAGAGAGCGAAGAAATAGAGGTTATTGATTCATTTTTCCAGAGCGCTCCTGCGGATGCGAGACCTCTGTGGTTTTTGGGAAAATCTTTGGAATTGCTTTCTACGGCAGACATTGCATATTTTGCAAAAGGCTGGGAAAACGCAAGAGGATGTCGCATCGAAAATACTTGCGCCATTGAGTACGGAATTGCTGTGATTGAAGATTATACGGAGGATTGAAAGTATGGGAAGCAAAGAATTTTTGGAAAAGAGCAAACAGATTGTCGTTGACTATTTCAACAGTCATGCGGACAAAACCGACCAGAAGCAGATTGCACAGGATGATGTATATGTGGTCTGGTACTGCAAGACGCTTCAGAATCACAAGGCGCTGCTGAGCACAACTGTTTCTGACGGGATGTATTATGAAATCACATATAATGGGGACAAGCAGGAAACGTATGTAGACGCATACAAGAAGTGGGAGAACTTTGTGGTGAGGTAATACTTATGTGGAAAGGGTTAGACGTATCAGATAATCAAGGTGCCATAGACTGGGCACAGGTTGCAGCGGCAAATGTTGCATTCGCAATCCTGCGCAGTGTGCGCCGATCAGGCAAGACAGACCATCAGTTTGCTGCAAATTTGGAAGGCTGCCGAAAGCACGGCATTCCGATAGCAGTTTATAAATATACCTACGCAGCCACGCCGGAAGTGGCGCAACAGGAAGCGCAGCAGATCGTAGCATTATTGCGGTCTTACGGGCTGACCGGCACAATGGTATGGTGGGATGTGGAGGACAAAGATGCGCTGCGACCGCTGGGAGTTGAGAAGCTGACAGAGTGCATCCGTGCAGCGCAGGAGGTTATCACAACGGCAGGGTACGGATTTGGTCTGTATATCGGGTTGTATGTTTATAAGGAGCGTTGGTTTGACTTTAATGCGTTTGCTGGGACACGGTTGTGGATAGCACGCTATTATCGCGGATATCGAACGATGCAGTTTGATGACGAGCCGGATCAGAAATACAAGCCAAATGTTGACGGAGACATATCTGTATGGCAGTACACGAGCTGTGGGGAGATCCCAGGTATCAGGGGAGATGCAGACCTTGATATCGCATATGATGATCCTGCGGAATGGACGCATCCTGCAGCGGAGCCGGGAGTGATTTACACAGTATCCGTAGCTGATGTATGGACACGCGAGCAGGCAGAGGTTATCCGGCAGCAGTTTGCGGCGATGGGAATTAATGGGATTGTCCATAAGGTTAAGATCTTGGAATAAAGATATAGGCCGAGAGAACATTCAAAGTCCTCCCGGCCGCAGGCTATGATGAAATGATGAAGCGGCTATGTCCTGATAAGATTATCTTTTATGGGTCTGTACCAGACGATTGCAAAGGTGATATAATCAGGATAAAGCCGTTTAGCGATAAATTTAACGTTGTGGAGGTGGCGGCATGGTGATAAATTTACAGTTTTTTGGTGGGCGCGGATCTGCTTTAAACGCAGCCGGAAGTGCGAAAAAAAATAGAGGTGGGATCATCGATCCATCTGCAGAGCCCAGGGAAATAGAAGCAGTATATAGAGAATCACGCGGGTATTACGGGTCTTATTACAAGAACGAGATTTTGCAGGCATCTGCTGATGATCGTACCGGGGAGTTATCTTTTGACTATGCTACTCCTGAAAAACGCGAAAAGACATCTAAAACAAATAAAACGCAGTATCTTACATATAAGTTAAATGCTGGCGCAGAGGATGGAGACACGTTTGGTATCAATTGGGACAAGGTTAAAGCTGTCTCGGGGCAGACGTATGGCATCCGCGCAGAACTGAAAGAACGCGGTTTTAAATGGGACGGGAAAACAAAAAAGTGGCGGAAAGAGTAAATTTTCTGACCAAAGACATACAGAAAAACAACACCGAAAAGCAGGGCTCTTATGAGCTCTGTTTTTTTATCAAAAAAAGTTTCAAATACATGTTGACAAAAATCAGAAGTATTATATAATAAGATATAAGGAAAACCTAATAAATAATAAGGAGGCGGTAAAAATTTTAACCATCCAGCAAAAAGTAAACATGGCGTGCTCCGCGGCTGAAATCAGCAAAACGGAACTTGGAAAGCGAATAGGATTATCACAGTCCGCATTTTCCCAACGTTTAAAAACAGGGAAGTTTTCCGACGAGGACTTCCAAAATATGGCGAAAGCCATAGGGGCAAAATACTATTCTGGTTTTGAATTCCCAGATGGTACAAAAATTGAGTAAAAACAAGAAAGCAGATAAGGAGAGCTCGAAATGAATGAGACAGTGAAAAAAGCGTACGAAATCGCAAAAGAAACCGGTGATTTTGAAGTTGATTATCTTCCAGAGGTTGAAGTTGGAGAAATTGTAGAACTGAACGATGTCTGGGACGGAGAGGGCGAAGCACCGGATGATGAGGAGTCTGGTTCTTACGGATCATATTCGCACAAAATAACAAATGACCAGTGGATCAACTACGAATTTGATATCGTAGAGAAGAAAGAGAATCCATTGGACACATTTGTGAAAATAACAAAAATTGAGTTGATATAAAGGGGAAATGATATGCTGGAAGCCATTGAAGATATAGGCGCTGAAAATCTGGAAGATATTGCGCTGAGAGCATATAAACCACGTCCCGGAATTTATATATTTGTTTCTCCGGGCGGGAAAATAATAAGGGAAATCCGCAACGAAAGGATGATCTATTTTAATACGAAATATCGTATGATGGACTATTATTCATGGATTGTATCCATGCAGAAACCGGTAAAAAGCAAGCTGGTTTTTAGCAACAATTATTTAACGTTTTTCTGCAGAAACGTACAAAAGTTGACTGATGCGGACATAGACGAATATTTTCAAAAGCTGGAAACGCCGGGAGACCATATGTTTTTTGCTGACGTTATAAAAAATAATATTCGCAAAATTAAAAAGGAAGATCAGGATATTGTAAAATTTTTTCTTATGGATTCTCCGGAACTTTATAGAGAACTCGGGATGAAAGACTGGAGAGAAAAGTCTATAAGTATGCCGCCCAGATCAGGTATGACGAAAGGAAAATGGTTGAAGGAAAAAGAGCGAAATGGTTATCCAATGGGATGCTCTTATAATGCGAAGAAGCCCGGTAATTTAAACCGGATATATCTCGTAAACGAAGAAGAAGGTTTACAGATAAAATTATTTTACGACATATTAAAAGGGTTTTTTAATCGCGGGTGCAACATCGCAATTGTCGGGAAAAACATGCTTGTACCATTAAAGAGCAAACAAGGGATTGATCGCAGAATAAAGGGTGCAATGCTTATTTGGTTTACGATGATAAAAGGGCAGATTGTGATAGTAGATATCGACAGGATCGCGAGTTATGATCCAGTTTTAAGGTATAACAAATAATGCTGAACTGGATCGGCTGGAAAAAGAAAATGAAAAAGGAGAAGAAAAAATGGAAAAATTTAATCATTATGGTGTAGAGGTAATATATCAGGTCATCGATGGACCTTTTGAAGAGGTCTTGAAGCAAAACGGAGTGAAATATACCGCGCTCCCGTATATCGATGATATCGTATTTAGATACGAGAAAAACGGGCAGAGGAAATATGCATACATCGAGGTAGAAAAACTTCCTGATGATTACGCGGAGCGCGTATATATTACTTCAGAGATTCCAGAGGATTTGAGCTGGAAAGGAATCGCAGAGGATTACCGGAATCAGAAATCCGGCGAGAGACCGGCAAAACTACATACGCGGGCATACATGATCTTTTCAGCGGCATACAACGATGCGCTCCGGAAGATGCCATTTACTTTTGACCTGAACGCCGCACCAGGGAAAAGAGACATTGCATACGCGCTCATAAAGTACTATGTGAGCATAGATGATCTAAAGGAGATGGATCATCACGATTGCCCGATGATCGATGAATTTTAAAAGTTAGGGACAGCCGAAAAGCTGCCCCTTCTTTTTTTATCTAACTTTTACTATTTGCTGAAGCGGAAGAAGCAGTAAAAAACGGAGATTTTGAAAAGTGGCGAATAAAAGAAAACCAGAATAAAGACATAAGCTGAGAGGGCAAGCAAAGTCCTCCCAGCTTTTTATTTTTTGATGATGTATGACACGAAATATGACACAAAGCAAAAAGAACCTTGATCTCTCAAGGTTCTTTTAGTCGGAGTGACAAGACTTGAACTGGTTTGCATAATGCTTTGAAATTCCTTTATTTGCTGGGAATGCTGGTTTTAAAGCATTTCTTGGATATAT